GTTGAGTCTATTGTGGATAATATGGGATTAGCTAACAGAGAAGAGATTATAATGCAGTTACAAAATGTAAATAAACCTAACCCTGAAGAGCAACAAATGCAACAAATCCATCATCAAATGGAGATGGAGCAGGCTAAATCTAGTATTGAAAACCTCAAAGCACAAACAGCTGAGATTGTAACAAGAATAGAGCAAAATAGAGTTGAGACACAACTACTACCTATAGAGCAAGAAACTAAGAGAATGGCAGCTTTAGCTAAGTCCGTAGGTATGGATGAGTTTGAAAAACTTGTTAAATACGCAGAGTTAGAACTAAAGGAAAAAGAGTTAGATGTTAAAGAGAAAATAACTGACTCACAGGCTAAAATGGCAGCAGATAATAATGCTTGACATATAGACATATTTGTGCTATAATAGCACTAAGGATAAAACAATACTAACTTCACCATAGAGGAAAATGATGTTAGAGAAAGAACTAGAAGAATATTACAATAATTATTTAGATTTGTTTATGACGAAAGGTTGGAAGCAGTTTGAGGAAGATACCAACAATGTCAAGGAATCTATTAACATGCTAAGCCTTGAGGATGCTAAGGGATTACACCTAGCGCAAGGGCAAATGCAGATACTGAATTGGATTCTAGATTGGAAGAACTCTGTAGAAGGTTCGTATGAGAACTTACAATTAGAAGAATCTATACGTAAAGAACAGGAGAATTTTGAATGAGCTTAATGCTATTTGATTTCACCTGTACTGAAGGACACACAACTGAACACCTTACCAAATCTGATGTCAAGGAAGTAAAGTGTACAGAGTGTGGATTAATAAGTAATCGGATAATTTCTCCTGTTAGCTTTAAGCTAGACCATACCTTCCCCGGATATCACGATAAATGGGCAAGGGAACACGAGAAAGCCGGTGCCAATAACCAAGATAATTAATATCCCACAATACTTTTTTAAGTACGGAGAGCATTAAAATGACTAGAATAGCAGACCCACTTAAGCAGGAAGAACTACAATTAGGAGAAGACGAGGAGCTAGTTGACCTTTTAACAGAGATTGACCAAGAGCCACAAGCAGCTGAGAGTACTCAGGAAACTGCTCAAGAAGAAGAAGTAAAAGAAGCAACGGAAGACAGTGTTGAGCCAATAGAACTTGAAGGTAAGTATGCTGGTAAAAATATTGCGGAAGTTGTACAGATGCACCAAGAAGCTGAGAAGTTAGTAGGTAGACAAGGTGCTGAAGTAGGAGAACTTCGTAAGATTGTAGACGACTTTATTAAGAATAAGGTAAGTGAAACTAAAGAAAATATAGGTAAGACAGACAGTGAGAATGATGAAGATTTCTTTGAGAATCCAAGAGAGTCGATAGCTAAGGCAGTATCTGGCTCTGAGGAAATGAAGCAAATAAAAGAATTACTTGCTAAGCAAAATGAGCAAGAAGTTCTTGGGAAGCTGATAACTAAACACCCAGACTATGTAGACGTTGTAAAAGACCCTGCATTTGGTGATTGGGTAAAAGGCTCAAAGGTACGATTGGAACTATTACAACGTGCAGATAAGTTTGATTTTGACGCTGCTGATGAGCTACTTTCATTCTGGAAGGAGCGCAAAGGCATGGTTGATACAGCTAAAGCAGTTAATAGTGAAGACCGTAAGCAGCAGCGTAAAGCAGCTTCTACGGGTGGTAAAGGTTCAGGAGAACCAATATCTCGTAAAATCTATAAGCGTTCTGACATAGTCAAATTAATGACAAACGACCCTGACAAGTATATGGCTAACATAACAGAAATACAAAAGGCATATGAAGAAGGAAGGGTTAAATAATAAACAACTTAAAAAGGTATATATAAAATGGCACTAGGAACAGCACATGTAACTAATACCACAGCGGCAACATTCATACCAGAAATTTGGTCTGATGAGATTGTAGCGGCATACAAGAATAGTCTTGTATTAGCTAACGCTGTGAACAAGATGTCTCACGTTGGTAAAAAAGGTGATACAATTCACATCCCTAAACCAGCTAGAGGCGCAGCATCAGCTAAAGCATATCAAACACAAGTAACATTGATTGCAGCAACAGAAACTGATGTACCCGTATCAATCAACAAACATTATGAATATTCTCGTTTAATCGAAGATATTACTGATGTACAAGCACAACCTTCACTACGTAAATTCTACACAGATGACGCTGGTTACGCACTTGGAAAACAAGTGGATTCTGATTTAGGTTTATTAGCTAAAACTTTTGGTGATGACAATGGTTCTGGTTCTGATTGGGTTCATTCAAACAGCTTCTACGTTGACGCTGCTAACGGAATTGCTGCTTATGCAGTAGATACTGTTGCAGTTACAGACTTATTTACTGACCTTGCTTTCAGAGAGTTAGTAAAAGAGCTTGATGATAATGATACACCAATGGATAACAGATTCTTAGTTATTCCTCCATCAGTTCGTAGTCAACTAATGGGCATAGACCGTTATGTATCATCTGACTTCGTAAGCAGCCAAGGTGTACAAAATGGTTTAATTGGTCAACTATACGGTGTAGATATTTATGTATCTAACAACCTACCTGTAGTTGAAACTTCTGGTGATAACAGCGCATCTGCTGTTGATACAGTTGGAGCAATTATGTCACAAAGAGATGCTATGGTTCTTGTTGAGCAAATGGGCGTTAGAACTCAAACTCAATATAAGCAAGAATGGTTAGGCGACTTAATGACAGCTGATACACTTTATGGTGTTAAAACTATTAGACCTGAATCTGGTCTAGTAATTGCAGTAGCTAAGTAAAGTAATAGAATCGGGGGACTACATTCGTGGTCTCCCTTTTTACTTTTTTAATTCTAGTACAGGGGTTCTGAATGGCAATATTTAGAGGTACAGGTGGAGCAGGTAGCGCAAATGATGACGTTACAGTAACCACAGTTACAACAAAGGCTTCAGAAGCCGCAGCATCCGCTTCAGCCGCTAGTAGTTCTGCATCAAGTGCATCTACATCAGCGACTTCAGCAACTAATTCCGCCTCGACTGCTACTACAAAAGCAAGCGAAGCATCCACAAGCAAAGACACCGCCACAACTAAGGCGAGTGAAGCATCAACATCCGCAACAGCAGCAGCAAATTCAGCAACAGCAGCAGCAGCATCCGCAGCTACCGTAGCACAAGACATAGGTACATCAGACAGTCCTACTTTTGCAGGGTTAACTATTAATGGAGCTATAGTAGCTTCTAGCACAGTAGACGGTCGTGACTTACAAACAGATGGCTCTAAGTTAGATAGTATTGAAGCCAGCGCAACCGCAGACCAAAGTAATGCAGAAATAAGAACAGCAGTAGAAGCAGCTAGTGATAGCAATGTATTCACTGATGCTGACCACAGTAAGCTAAATGCTATAGAAGCAAGTGCTACAGCCGACCAAACAAACGCAGAAATAAGAGCAGCTGTAGAAGCTGCCACTGATAGTAATGTATTTACGGATGCAGACCACACAAAACTTAATGGTATAGAAGCATCTGCAACAGCAGACCAGAGTAATGATGAAATTAAAGCAGCAGTAGAAGCAGCATCAGACAGTAACACTTTTACTGACGCTGACCATACTAAATTAAACAATATTGAAAGTTCAGCTACGGCTGACCAAACGAATTCAGAAATAAAAACTGCTGTTGAGGCTGCTACAAGTATTGCTCTTGGAGGAAGTCCAACTACAACAACTCAAGCTGAGAGTGACGACAGTACCAAGATTGCAACGACAGCTTATGTTGTTGATAAGATTACTACTCTTATCGGTGGCGCTCCAAGCACACTAAACGATTTAAATGAATTAGCTGCAGCAATTAATGATGACAATAATTACAACTCTACATTGACTACAGCCTTAGCAACTAAGTTACCACTAGCTGGTGGAGCAATGACAGGACCAATTACTTTAGCAACAGGTGGTGCAAGTAATACCGATAAAGCCTTTGCTGTAACTACTTCTGGCACAAATTTTGAATCTGACGGTGGAATTATAAATATTACTCATGCTGGTTCGGGTAGTAATACAGGAGGTTACTTCCAGAAATTTAGTACAGGCGGTGTTTTAAGGTACAGTATAAAAGGTAATGGTGATATTCATACAACAGGTACAGTAGACGGAAGAGACCTACAAACAGATGGCTCTAAATTAGATGGTATAGCAGCAAGTGCAAACAATTATGTACACCCTAATCATAGTGGAGAAGTAACGTCTACAGCAGATGGTGCTACTGTTATAGCAGACAACATAGTAGACGAAGCTAACTTAAAAGTATCTAATGCTCCAACTAATGGCTATGCCTTAACTGCCCAATCAGGTGATGCAGGTGGTATGACATGGGCATCTTTAGTAGGTAAGCAAACTATGTGGATTCCAGCAGCAGCTATGTACCCTTCCACTACAAACCCTTGTTCTGATTTAGAACAAGTAGAAACTACCGCCCTTAGACCTGATTTAAAAGTATTAGACTTTGCAACAGGTGCAGATGAATTTGCTCAGTTCTCTATTGCTTTTCCTAAATCTTGGAACGAAGGTACATTAACTTTCCAACCATTTTGGACAGTAACAGGTACGAATACAGGTACAGTTGCATGGCAACTAGGTGGTATAGCTGTTTCAAGTGATGATACTATTAATACTGCCTTTGGAACTTTAGTCGCAACCACAGCCCTTGCTCATAGTGGAACATCTAATGATTTAATGATGTCAGCAGAAAGTGGTGCAGTAACTATAGCAGGTTCACCAGCAGCAAATGATGTATGTTTCTTTCAAGTTAACCGAGATGTGTCTGCTGATACCCAATCAGGTGATGCAAGATTACTAGGGATTAAATTGTTCTTTACTAATGACGCATTGACTGACGCATAACAAGGAGCTAACTGAATGTTTGGATATAGAGTTTTAGGACTAGGTGGCTCACACCCAAATAGGGGTGGCGGAGGAAGAGTAACTATCACATTAACAATAAGTAGTGATGTTAATAATTATGATATTCAAGCTAATAGAGGTGGTACATACGAAGCAGGAAATACTGATGTAATTGTTATTAACAATGCACACATTAAATCTACTGCTGCAAACACACACGCATTACAAACTGGTACAAGTTGGACTAGTGGAGACACAATCACTATAGATAACAACTCATCTATTACAGCAGACGGCGGTAATGGTGGAGCAGGTGGTTCTGCTAATAGTACTTCCTTAACAGCAGGTTCAGCAGGTGGCGCAGGTGGGTTTGGTATTAGTATAAACTATCCAGTTAGTATAGATAACACAGGTGGCACAATCTCTGGTGGTGGTGGCGGTGGTGGCGGTGGTGGTAGTGCTTATACTTCGCAAGGTAAAACACCAGATATAACTACATATTCAGCAGGTGGAGGTGGAGGTGGTGCAGGTACAGGACAAGGTGGTGCTGCTGGTTCTGCTTCTGGCTCTAACTCAAATTCTAATATTCAAAGTCATGCTGGTGCAGCAGGCTCACTTACTGCTGGGGGAGAAGGTGGTAAGCAACAAAATAATGTTTCGCTTGGAAAGGGTGGAACTGGTGGTGGATTAGGTGCAGCAGGTGCAGCAGGTAACTCATCTGATACTAATTTTCCCAACCGAGCTGCGGTTGGAGCTGGTGGCGCAGCAGGAAAAGCTGTAAACTTAAACGGTAATGCAATAACTTGGATTGCTAATGG